ATCCGGCATCTTCCTGGGCAAAAACAACTTTGGCTATCAGGATAAGCAGGAATATGTGGTTACGCCGAACAACATGTACGAGACTATGAGCCCGGAAGTTATCGCCGCTAAATATGACGAGCTGCCGGAAGACTGATACGACTTTCAGACCCACCATAATTCATAGATGGGAAAATCTGAATTTGCTCTTGAAAATGCCGCCAAACAGGAATAAGATAGCGTCATAAAAAGCAAAGGAGAGCAAAGAATGGTTTTGGTTGCGGCTGCGGTTGCCTATGCGCTGGCCTTAATAGTGATGAATGTTGTTAACAAAATAGGCCGAGGAATGTCCCTTGCGGTGTTCTTTATTCTTTGGCTTATACTTGCGGCGGGTATTTATGTTATTATCCGTGTATGCTTATGAAGGAATACTAATAAACAGAGAAGCAGCAAGCACCCGGCAGTAATTGTTGGGTGCTTTTCGCCCACCATAACAGCCCCACGACTATGGGGCTGATTTTTATTTTACGACTTTCAGACCCCTGAGACTTTCAGGGGTCAATTTTTTTACGACTTTCAGGGGTCTACAACTTTCAGGCCTTCACGACTTTCAGACATCTCAACCTTCGCATAACCGAACATTATAAAAAAGAATGATTTTTAGCAAAAAATAATACTGTTTTTGCGCGGCTTTCGATTGGCATGACCACTGGTACCAAAATATGGTAAAATATAGGTATTTCCGGCCGGGTTTATTGCTATTCCCGGCATGCCTCCAGCGCCTCCAGGAGGCTATTTTAGGGCGTTTTTTTGCCGTCCTGGTGTATGTATACCGGAGCAAATAAAGCGCCTTAAAACGGCATAAAACGTCCCCTGGATAAGGCACAAAAAAGCCCCGGAGATCCGCTCCAGGGCATAAAAAAACCGGCCGCGCGGGCCGGTTCCGTTTATATTATTATGTTTCGTAAATAATCTATAGCGCCGGGAATCGTTTCAATAATAATAGGTTTTTCTTCTTCTGTGCGCCAGCCGCCGGCCGGGAAAAACCAATTTATTTTTGTTATAGTTACGTGTCCGGTGTTAGTGTTTACGCTGTAGCTATATTCTATATTTTTGTTTTTTCCCTTAAAACTGACCGCGTGTGCTGCATGGTGTAGATCGTTCAAAATAGGATCAAATATATTAATCATTGTTTTGCCTCCATAGAAAAAGCCCCGGAATGCCGGGGCCGTTGTTTATTTGTAGTTTTTTGTTAGTGCTACAATAACGCCAATAGGGAAATATATAATTGCTACTATTACAAATAAGAATTTTTTCACGCGTCCGCCTCCATTCTTTTTTCGAATTCATACCAATTGGAAAAGACGGTTTGCGCCGGGCCCGGCTGGAATTCGACGTAATAGTCTGATGTCCATTCGTTTACATAGCTTTCGTAAAAAGCAGCATAGCCGCGCGGGGTGTACATGACAAAGTTATCAAGTAGGCAGCCCTCTATATAATCGCCGGTGTATTCCGCGCCGTTTTGGTGGATCCATTTTTCAAGCTCCTCCCCTGGAGATAGCCGGAAACAAGTCACACCGTCCGCGTTTTTTTCCGTGTAAATATCCTTAAAAAAATTAAACTTAAACATATTAATAGCCCCCGTTTGTTTTCATTATTTGATCCAGGTAATACCGGCGGCCGGCCTTGCGAATATAGGCCCGGCCCGTATAGGTATAAAATATTTGGTGCCGCCGGATATTTTCGTATCCGTCGCCATAATGCCAGGCACATACCGCGCATTCGTCGCTGATAATATCCAGGATTGCCAGGCCTCCAAAATTGCTAATAGGATAAACGCCAACCGGCGCCGCGTTTTTATAAACCTCTTTTAATGTCATTTTTTGCGCTCCTCCAGATATAAAGATGTCGTCCAATATAGGCCGGAAACAATGGCCCCCGTCATAATTGCCGCGTATGCGTAAACAAATAGATTTATCATGTTATGCCCCCACTTTCGAATACCATGTCTCCCCGTTCGAAAAACGGGCATATACGGCCAATTGATCCATACCATAGGCCCGGCCAATTTTGGCCAATAGTTTATTTACTTTCCTTTGCTCCGCTTCGTATTTACGGATAGCAGCGGACCGGCAAAGGTCAAAATAATAGCGCGTGCTATCGTTGTCCACATATTCCGGGCCGGCCTCCGTAAAGCCGGCATGGTCCGCCGCGTGGTTTAATTCGACATAAAGCTGGAGCCCGACATAATAGCCGGATTTAATGCTTATTTCATGGAATAGCAAGCCCCGGTTTATTTCCTCCAGGTCCTCCAATACATTTTCGTAAAATGTCATTTCCTCTATTTCGTCGAATTCCGGTTCAATGTCCGAAAGATCCGCGCCGCATATTTCGCATTCGTCGCCGTCAAGGCCGCCGCAATTGCATTCCGGGCACACCTTAAAATAAAAATTGTCTATAGTCCATAAATCAAAATTAGTCATTGAATGATAGTTACAAGTTCCCATTATCGTTTCCCCCTTAAATAAATACGCTTTCGACGCGTTCCGTTTGTAGAATTATGCTTTCCTGATTTAATGCTATTTTTATAATGTCTATTGCCTCCCGGACGGCCTCCAGGGCCGCCGCTACTATTTCGACGCGTAAAGTGTTTTCTATTATTACGGTGCCGTCGTGGTGCTTATATACGCCCGTCGCGTTGTATATTGTGCCGCCGTCTGTTTTTTCCGTTAATATGTTTTGTACTATTTTAGAGGCCTCCAGGTTGTCCAATTGCTGGCGCTTTGTATCCTTATCATTAAGGCCAATATATAAAGTGTATTTATTCATGTTTATTTTCCCCCGTCTAACCAAAATAGAAATCTAGTAATATACCATGAAAACGAAGCGATCCCGAATAGTAAGAATAAGTTATCCATATTAGCAATCCAGGATAACGCCGTATTTTGTTTCGTTGTACCCGTCGAATGAAAGGTCCCGCGCGAATGCTGCATAATCAAAATATCTTAAAGCGAATTCCGGCAAGTCGTAACAATCGTTTATAAGCTCCTCCGCTACTTCCTCCAGGTCCTGGCCTGGATAGAATATAAAGCAGCCGCGCTGGTGCCGGTCAAAGGCCTCCGCGAATGAATAGCCGTATGCCTCTATAGCCGCTGCTATTTCCTCCGCTTCCCATTCCTGGAGGTCCTCTATTTCCAAACATCTTTCGTTTAATTCCTGGATGTCGTCGTGTTCGCTTATTTCGTCCATTTCTATTTCCGTTTCCCATTCATAATCATGAATAGCCCATTCCGGGTCATTATCCTCCATAGCCGCTGCTATGTTTTCTAGTACCTCCTCCAGCTCCTCCGGCTCCATAGGAAGTGTGATCCATTCGCCGCCGTCAGCGCCGTTCTCATTGTAGTTACCCCATGTGTTTACAAAAATATTTAACATTTGTGTTTCCTCCCTTTGTTTATACGGATATTTCCGTTGTTAATACCTATTATACGGATATTTCCGTAATAGTCAATAGATTTATACCAAAAAATACGCAAATATCCGTAAATGTTTTAATGTCACATAAAGTGTGCTTTATGGTACAAACGGGGCGGAAAAACGGCACCGGGGCGGGGTGTATGTGTCGCGCAGCGCCGCCGGGCGAGGCGTCCGAGTGAAATTTTTATAAAAAGCCCCTAAATTCGCTCTTGACAATACGGAAATATCCGAGTAATATATAGACAAAGGAGATGGTTACATGAAAACGAATGAAGCAGTAAGAGAAATTATGGCTCAGCAGGAGGTTGGCTTGTCCGTGCTGGCATCAAGAATAGGGAAGACCCCGCGCCTGGTGTCTGACCGCCTTTCCCAGGAGAACATAAGCATTGAAAAGCTGAATGAGATGCTTCGTGCTCTGGATTATAAAATTCTGATAGTGCCGCGTTCACACGCAAAAAAAGCCGGCGAATACGAGGTGGAGTAAGATGGCCATATACGCTTGTTGGCGAGTATCTTCTAATGAACAAAACGAAGCCCGTCAGCTGAAAGCATTCAGCGAGTGCGGCGAGAAAATAGATGAGATCTTCGGCGACAAGATGAGCGGCAAAAACATGGATCGTCCGGACTACCAGCGGATGATTAGCAAGCTCCAGCCCGGAGACCTGGTTATTTTCTCAAGCCTGGACCGTATGAGCCGCAGCTATGATGATATAGCGGAGGAATGGCGGTATATAACGAAGGAAAAGGAATGCGACATTTTGATTCTGGATATGGCGGACCTTCTGGATACCCGGAAGGGCAAAGACCTGGTGGGTACGCTGATATCCGATATAGTAGTGAAGCTGCTGAGTTATGTAGCACAGACCGAACGCGATAACATCCGTAAGCGCCAGGCAGAGGGCATCGCCGCCATGCCTGTGGATGAGGATGGATATAAGGTAAGCAAGAAGACTGGACGCCGTTTCGGCAGGGAGAGTGCCGCCGTTGATTTGACGCTCCGTGCCGGTGAGACGGTAACCGAGGCCTGTGCGCGGTTGGGGATTAGTAGGAATACGTATTATAGGAAACAAAGGGAAGCAAGCTGCCGAGCTTAATATTCAGAGCGCCAAAAGAGCGCCTACCGTAATTGGTAGGCGCTCTATTTTTGTTTATGGAGGTTTTTTGATGATACCTGTAATAGAAAAAATAATGAATTTGCCCCAGCAGACGGAAGAAACACTTACTGATGTGTTTTCCGTACTGTGGGGCATTGAGGACAGAAAATCTGTGGACTATTATTTGCGCTGGGTCAGGGCAGAGGCAAGGAAAATACCGTCCGAGGCTATGTATAACCTGGTGCGGGATACATACTTTTATGCCGGGCAATACAGCTTCGATGATTTTATGATTGCCATGGAGTGGAACCGAGAGCCGAAAGCTCGTTTCTGGCTGCCTCGCCGCAAGGTCCTGGAGGGCAAGCATCATATCGCCACAAAAATACAGAATTTCATGGACGACCCGGAGGCGCTGTTTCTCGGATTTTCCATGCCTCCAGGTTGTGGTAAGACCACGCTGATAAAGTTTTTGCTGGCATACATAATAGGAAGAGACCCGAAATCGGCGAATATGTACATCTCTTATTCCGACGGTATGACAAAAATGCTCCTGGACAGTGAAAAATCCATGCTGACGGACACGGCGGAATATTGCTTCCATGAGATATTCCCGAATTTAGGGATGCCTAGCATATCGGGAGAATATAAAACCCTGAGCTACCGCCGTGCCGGTGATTTCCCCACGCTGGGGCTGGTATCTCTGGGCGGTTCCGTTACCGGACGTACCCGTGCAAACGCCTATCTGATTACAGATGACCTTGTGCGCAACAAGGAAGAAGCCAGAAGCCCGGAGCGGCTGGAGAAGCTGTACAGTGATTACACCGCCACGCTGACCACCCGTATGATCGGTGATAACGTTAAGCAGATTATGCTGGGTACCCGATGGTCCGCATACGACCCGCTGGGGCGCATGGCCGCGGAGCATGAGGATGACCCACGGTATACGTTCATCTCCATTCCGGTGTGGGACGAAAATGAGGTAAGTAATTTCGAATATGACCACCCGGACAGATATACCACGCAGAAAATCCGGGATATCAAGGCAACGATAGATAGCGCTGACTTCGAATGCCTCTTCATGCAACACGGCGTGGAAAAAGAGGGGCTTGCTTTTGCTTCCGACAAGCTGAAATATTATAACGGCGTTCTGCCTGACGGAGATCCCGATAATATTGTCTTCGTGAATGACGTAGCCTGGGGCGGGGGAGACAGCCTAAGTATGCCGATTGCATATGTTTACGGTGCGGATGTGTATGTGCATGACTGGGTATTCGATAAACGGGATAAGAGCTTCACGAAGCCCCGTGTTATCGGGAAAATCCTGCAGCATAAGATTAAGATGGGGCAGACGGAAGCGAATAACGGGGGAGAGGAGTACAGCGACGATGTGTACCGCATTCTGCGCCAGGATTACAGCTATAGCATAAATATGTCGCATAAAAAAGCGCCCACCAATATGGGAAAGCTTACTCGCATAGAGCAGCACTCTCCACAATACGGAATTTTTACTTCCGGGAGAGCAGCTGCCGGGATG